CTTCGCTTGGGGGTGAGCATATTCACGCTTTCATAGGCCGTGCCGCCGCCGTCATGGGTGGAGGATATTGCCACCAGGGGAATATACCCCTCCACCGACGAAAGGGTTGTGCCGTCATACCTGTAATATCCGCCGGAGCAGAGGATATACAGCTTTCCGTCAAATTCAAACATTGCGCTTTCGTCCCCGCCGGTGTAGCCTGCGTCGGTGGTGGTTTCGGTATCAATGTTATATATATACAGCCGGTTTCCGGCAACAAAGGCCAGTATCCGTTTGCCGGCAATTGTCCCGCCCCACATTCCCGTAACCACGCCGGGGGTGGATATTACCTCCTCAAGACCGTTCCCCTTAACAAGTGAGCCGCTTTCGTCAATGTAAAAACCAAAGCAGGAGGCGGCATACCCCCCTTTCCCCTTGGCGTTTTCGTCAAGACCGCCGAAGATAAAGTATTTTACCGATTTCACTAATACACCTCCGTAATGCTTTCGGCCTTGGCCTTGTGGCGGATTTTGACGTTATTAAGGCTTTCCTTGTATTCCGCCTTGAAATAAGCCGAAAGCTCGGGGTCTATGCCCACCGCCAGCCGCCTTGCCAAAGACAGCGGGAGCAGGACAGAGGCAATATATTCGTCACATTCGATAACCTGGGCAAGAGTGGTTATCCTTGAAGGGGTTATGAATTCTCCGGTAATGGTTTCGTTTATGCTTGTAAGCTCGGCCAATACGGTGTTTAAGCAGCTTATAGCGTTTTTCCTTAGAGTGTCGGTAAGTCCCGTAAGCTTTCCGTCACCGCCCACCAGGCCCATAAGGCCCATGGCCGTTTCGAATATGGCATTTGCGGTAATTTTCATATTTTTTCACGCCTTTCACATAAAGGGAGGTTAATGCGGGGTAAATTTCACCCCGCATTTTTACCCTCCGCCGTATTTTATCGTGTAACCACCCCGGAATAAACGCCGTAAACCTTAACTCCGCTGCCGGAAACGGTATTCTGCTCGGCGGGGGTTACCACAAGGGATATTTTGCCGTTTGAATCCTTCACATACCCCGACTCGATTCTGAAAACCCCCATCTTGCCGATGGCAAGGTTAAGGGTGGGGGGATTAAACCCCTTGCCCGGGTTGGCCACTAGCTTTGCCGAAACCGGCCCCACCGAACCGTTGGTTATAATGATATGTATGGTTTCGTCCTTCGCCGGGAAGGCAAACTCAAAGGTTTCCGCCGTTCCCGCCACAGCCGATGTCCCGGTTGCCGCCATAGGAGCATAGCCGGTGTTGGAATTTGTAAGCCGCATGGGCGTAACTGTTATTGCCATATTATTTCTCCTTTATATTTATTCCTCATCTGAATCCGCAAGGGTATTTCCGCCGTCCACAATGGGGGCGCACACCAGTTCCTCGGGCTTTATAACCTTTGCGCCGAAAACTATCCGTCCCCGGACAGCGGTGTCAAAGGAATCCTCAAGCCGTTCAATAACCTGGGTTTCAAGGATCTGCTCAGCGTAGGCAATGGCGGAATAGGAGCCGGCCAGGGCATAACAGACGTTGCCGGCGGTGGCAAGCTGGTTTGAAACATATAAATCACAGCCAAGCTCGTTGGTATAGCCTATGGCGCCGGTGCCGTTTATACCCTCGTTTATGGAAAACTTAATGCCGGCAAGGATAAGCTTTGTTTTCAAAAAGGGCGGTATGACTATCCATGACTGCCCGTCGGGGACATTTGCCTTTTCAAGGGCCTCTTTCATTTCGGCCACCACCGTCAGAGCGTTTGCCGGGGTAACGGTTGCTTGATTCAGGGTGGTTCCCGCAGAGCCGTAAAGGCCTAAAACATAGCTGTCCACCGCCTTTTTAAGGTTATATGACGCCCGTTTTGTTTGGGAGGATTTAAGTCCTATCGAAGAACGAAGCTCCTCAAGGTCCTTTACCTTAAAGGCAAAGTATTTGTCCTTGTCGATATTTAAGGTTATGGCGGTGTCGTCAATGGATTCATAGTTTATCGTCCCGGTGTAATCGTCGACTGTGGGCTCGTTTAAGCCTATAAATGTTACCGAATCGCCGGCGTTTTTAATTGAACCCCTGAATGAGGTGTTGCATATCCGGTTGGCGATAAGATTGTCCTCGTTGGTGCGGAGTATTTCCGCGGAAATAATTTTTTCAATGGAATTGTAGTTGGACATTTAACTTTCCTTTCTTGAGTTATTTTGACTTTTTTCACCAAATCTCAAATTTTCCATTTTTTCATGGAATTAAGTATTTTTTTGTAGTTGGATTTAACCGCCGAGGGGGACATTTTTTCCACGTCCTCCCGGGTAAAGTCAAGTATTTCCGCCCGTTCGGTTTCTACCGGAAGGGAACGGGTGGCGTTTTTGGCGTTAAGCTCGTTTGCCGCCTGCTCGCCTTCCGCCTCAGATGCCGCTTTATTTTGGCTTTTGACCTTCCACAAAGCAAAGGCGTGGGACAGAGATACGCCCTCCTTCACCTCGTTCCACACCTCCTCTGGGACATCCTCCGGGGACACTCCGGGGAAGTTTTGCAAAAAGTCGGCTATCTGGGAATGGAGCGATTCCTTTTCTTCCTGCTCGGCCATGGCTTTGCGGCGGTTTTGCTTTTCCCGTTCGGCGGCGGTAAGCTGGGATGCCACCTCCTCGGGATAGGTTTTAAACTTTTCCATTTTTGCGTCGTTTGCCGACTTCACAAGGCTAAGCAGGTATTCGCCGGCGGTCTGCCCGTTGTCCTCGGCAAGCTCGCCGATAAGCCTTATCATTTCTTTGTCGGTCATTCAATCTTCCTTTCTGTGTTTTTTATATCCCCTGAAACGGGGGATTTTGCCCTGACGGCAGATTCCGGGATACTGCTTCCCCCTTTAATTCCTCGATAAGCTGGTCTCTTTTGGGAATAAGGTTTGCCGGAATCCGTTCAAGATACTGTATAACGTTTATCTGCCCACGGGCAAGCAGATTGTCGAGGGTGTTAAGGCAGGCGATTTCCGACCAGTAGTTGGACGCCCCCACGTCGATTTTGCAGTCATACAGGGCATGGCGGTTTTTGCCAGGGTTAAAGGGAATAAACTCCTCGCCCATATCGCCGTTTATCCTCACAAGCCGCCCTTCGCCGTAGTAGTTGGTTATAAAATCAAGCCACACCAGACCGATATCCTCAATAAAGCGGTAAAACTGCCGCTTTATTGTTTCAAGGGGTAGCGACGATGCCTTTTGAAGCGCCAGAATGGCGGAGGTATTGTTGGGCTCCACGTCCCCCAGGGCGGTGTCGGTGGCGCCAAGGCATTCCTTGGTGGTGTTAACCGCCATGGATATAACCTCAAGCATTCCTGACTGCATCTGACCAGGAGGCAGAATTTTAGCAACGTTTTCCACCGGGCCGTCCACCCGTATGGCCTCGCCCACCCGGTTTGACCAGTTTTCCACAAGTGTGCCGTCGTAAACCACCTTAGAAAAAGCGGTGTCCATAAGGTGCTTCATAACCATGGCAAACCCCTTGTTTATGAAAATCTGGTTTTCTATAAGTCCGGTGGCCACCGCCTCGCCGTGCCAGGAGTTTTTGGACTTTGTCCAGTTAAAGACAGCAATCGGAAAGTTGCTTAAACCGGTGTCCGCCGTATCGCATATAACGGCATTTTTTGTGGACTTGCGATATTTGATTTTGCCGTCCTCGCCCCGCCACAGCTTTACAAGAGAAATGCAGCGGGTGTTTTGAATTTCGATTTTCGAAAGATCCCCCGACTGGTCGGAAATGTCTGCGTCGGGGACGATTTTCATTATCTCCTCCTCGCTTCTGCCGTTGGCCCTTGCCGCTTCCCGCAAATCCTCCACATATTCACGGGAGGATATGAGTATCCAGGGCTGCTTTTGAACGTCGGTGCAGTTGGGGTTGCCGAAAAACACATTGGTGTTGTCCATAAGGACTGTTTTAAAATCCCCCTCATACTTCTGCCCCGTTTTTGTGCCGGCGTCCCAGTAGGTGTAGGCTATGGCATCACCGGATATGGCGGCGTCCCGCAGGGCATCGTCCATAAGCTGGTCCATCCTTAACCGTTCCCACTGCTTTTCGCATATTTTGTTTAGCAGCGTTTCGCAGTATCTTGCCTCGTCGGGGTTTACCCCAAGACCTTCTCCGAAAGGGGACGCATAGGAAAACTTCATTGATACCGAGGATGAGAGTATGGACGAGGAGTAGAAATTGATAATCCGTTTGAAGATATTGAAAACGGGCTTGGGAAGTCCTGCCGACTTTACCCCCTCCCACTGCTCGCCCCGGTAAAACCGTTCATTGGTTGCCACCTTGGAATATAAATCAAGGGAAAGATTGTATTCCTTCCCTTGCTCATACAGCTCCCATTCGCCGGTAGGCGCATCAAGCTTTGAATGCCTTGCCTTGTAGCTGTTTGCCGAAATATTTATTATTTTGTCGTTTTGGCCGTTTTCGGCCTTTTTCCTTTTGCCGAAAGGATTGGTAATTTTCATTTTTCCTCCTGAAAAACTGCCCTGCCGGGCACCAAAAAAGCCGCTGTCCGGGACAAAAAGGGGAGTGGTATCAGTAGACAAAC